CCACGGTTCACACCCGTTACGCCGACGCCTTCACGGCCACGACCTTCAACCCGGCTAACGGATTCGTCCCTGCTTCTGCCACCTCGACCGACGTCCCCGTGACCATCGCCGACCTGAAGTATGTCGATGTCGCCTTCACCGACTACGAAGCGTCCACTCTCAGCCTGGAACGCCTCCGTCGCCTCTTCTTCGCCCCGATCGCCAACGCCGTCCAGAAGTCCCTCTTCGACGAAGTCCTCTCCAAGGTGACCGCCGCTAACTTCGCCAGCGAAGCCTACTCGGGTGCCACCTCCGGCTTCAACCGCATCGCCGTGGCCAACGCCGCCAAGAACCTGACCAAGGCTAACCTGCCCCACATCGGTCGTAAGTTGCTCCTGTCCCCTGACGCTATGGGCCAGCTCGTTCAGGATGCCTCTGTCGCCCAGACGTTCTCCTACGGTAACAGCGACGTCATCCAGAACAACTCGATCAGCAAGAACCTCCACGGTTTCAGCGTCTCCGAGTACAACGGTTTCCCGACCTCCGGCACCGCCTTCACCGAAGGTCTCAACGGCGTGGCCTCCTGCAAGGAAGGTCTCGTCATCGTGACCCGTGTTCCTGCTACCCCGACCACGGGCGGTGGCGAACAGATGGTCGTCCAAGACCCGGACAGCAAGTTCTCCTTCGCTCTCCGCTACTGGTACAACTGGCAGGCCGGTCAGCACAATATGTCTGCCCTCTGGCTCGTCGGTTCGGCTGTTGGTAACCCCAACGCCCTCCAGCGCATCAAGTTCAGCTCGTAACCTTTCGGGGGAGTTTAAAATCCCCCAAAGCGACAATGCGAAGCCCTCTCCCCGCGCCACGGGGGGAGGGTTTCTTATTTTGACAATGGGCTAAACCCATGTCGGGAATCACGGACGAATGGGCTGTAGACGCCTCGGAAATCCTTTCCGAGATCCCCAAGGCTGTGACCGTTAAAAACGTCCCAGGCGGGACGCCAGTAGCCTTAAACGCGCTGATGTCGCAGCCGGCCATCATGCAGGACTTGGAAACGGGGGGCTTTATGAACCAGACCTCGTTCGACATGAAGTTCCTGCGGACGGACGCCGCCGCCCACCCGGGTCTGATCGCCTTCGGGAATGTGGTGGCCTATGGGGGTCAGGAGTTCCGCATTATGACCGTGACGGACCGCACCCCCTCCGCCTGGGTCATCGTCAAAGTCCAGACCAAGGTTCAGTAATGGCCCAAGTGGTCACAGTCGCCAAGGGCGTCAAGGTGGACTACACGCAGTTCGCCAAGCACCTCGCCCTGTATGCAATGGTCATGCGTAAGAGCATCGCCGAGATTGTGAAGAATCAAGCTGGCCTATTCGCCAAGGATATGTGCGACTTCACGCCGCCGTTTTCTGGCGCGGAGCCTGCGATTACCAAGGGCGGTGAGGGGGGGTTCGGGAATAAGGCCAAGAAGAAGGGTCAGAACGCCGTCAGCCGTGACGTCCGCAAGATTTTCGCCCCACTAGATCAGGCTCCCGCAGCAGGGGTGGCCGCAGCCGGAAACCTTGGAGTATTTTCCGCATGGATTGGTGCCAAAGCCAAATTGCCACCTCCCCATTACCCAGACTACGTTTTTAAGATGGTCGCAGGTGGTCGTATAATCGGGCAAGGTGAGTTTGATTATTTCAAACAAATCGAGTCTAGGCAAAGCACCCCGAAGACACGATTCTTCATGGGAACAACCGAAGGTCGCATCAAGACCGAGCATGAACGCCGGCGCGGTAAGAAGTCCTACAAGGTCACCGAGACTTCCGAAAAAGTCTACGTCGACAACTGGAAGCCAGTCGATGCCTACATCAAGCGGGTGCAGCAGCGTGTCGGCAAACTCAAGTCTGGCTGGTACTACGCTGGACTGAAACTACGCCCAATGCCCACCTCCGCCTGGATTAGCCGGCAGGGTTCAAGCACGTCGATTTACCAACCGAGGCTCGGTGGCCCAGACCCCGTGATCAAACTCGGCTCGACCGTAGGCCGTAACTACAGCCAAGGCTACCACTTCATGCGAAAAGCCATGAACCACCGGGCCTTCGCAATGCGTGTGGTCATGTTGAAGCATTTGCAAGCCCCGCGCAATCACGGTAAACTCCTTGAAGTCATCAACCGTCTGCAAGGCGGCTTCACCCTTACCAACACACCCTGATGCCCACTCCTACCTTCTTCAGTTTCCGCACCGTCCTCGAAACGAGGGTGGCCGGCTACCTCGCCCCGCTGTTCCCAGGCGTCGCCGTGCATAAGGGCGTGACCGACGACATCCGGGTCATCCCGATCATCATCGCCCACGCCGAGTCCAGCAGCAACATCGACGACCTCGGCTCCCAGACCCTCGGTAACTATAAGGCGACCCTGAAACTCTACATCTACTCGTCCGCCGACGACGAGACGCTGGAAGTCCACCGGGCTAGGGTCGTGGAGGTCATCGGGGCCATGCGCGACGTGCCGGCCCTGCAAGCTCTCTGGAACCCCTCCACGGACGGCCAGTTGTACGACCTTTGGATTGAGAATGACGAGGAAGGAATGAGCCAGCGACGCTACGGCAACGTGCTGGAATACACCGTCTGGGGCGTCATGCCCCCGTCCCCTTGACACTTGGCTAAACCCATACGACCATGTCTTCGATTGATTACGGTGTAGCTCACTTTTACGGACTTTACGGTACGGTCACCTATGCGACCCTCCAGTCCGACTCCCTGTCCCAGAGCTTCAAGATCGACGTCGAAGTCATGGACGAAGAAGGCCGTGTCATCACCGACCGCCTGGACGACCTCTTTCAGGAAATCACCCTCGACGGCGTCCTGAAGACCGGCGAGACCCCGGAAATCGGCACCCAGTTCACCTACCTCGGCATCCAATGGATTCTGAAGTCCCTTGAGGACAAGGGTACGAACAAGGACTTCCGCAAGGTCACCATCAAGGGCGTCAAGTACCAGCAGATCGCCTAATAGGGCGGCATCCAAGATGGATGCTCGATACCTACAGGCTACGACCGTCCTGCCCCGCCAAGATAAGGTGTGCGGCAGGACGCTTCGTCCTTTCTGCCTTCGCCACCGGGTCGCTCTGGAGGCCATCGAGTCTCCGTTCCTCGACCCGGAGAAGTACAAGTTCGACCCCGTGCAGGTCGTCATGGCGGCGCGGATTCTGTCGACCTACGACAAAGAGGAGATGGCCCGTCCCTTGTCCTTTATCGAGAAACTCTACATCGCTCGGATGGCCATGAGCAAGAAGTACTACTCGCGCTGCGTGGGTACGATCCTTGGCTGCATCAAGGTCTCGCTGTCCTACCCCAAGTTCTGGAAAAAGGAAGACAAGGGTAACGGCAAGAAGTACGAGGACATTCCTTTCCCCCTGTCCTGCGTGTCCAACCTGTGCCGCAACGGCGTCAGCCTGGAGGAGGCTTGGACTATGCCGGAGGGCGAGGCCGTCTGGATGTCCGTCGCCAGTGCAATCTACAACGGGGCCAAGATTGATATCATTTCCACGGAGCAGGAGAAAGATTTAGAGAATTTCGACGCCCGTATTGAAGCCTACAAAAAGGCGAACAACCTACCCTGACACCAATGGCCGACCTATCAGTAACAATTGGACTAGACCAGACCGAGCTGGAGAAGGGTCTTGCCAACGCCGGCAAGACGCTGGGCGGACTTTCTGGTGCCGTCCAGGCGGGTAAGAATCCGTTTCAGGCCGCTGCTAATCAACTGGGGACGTCTCAAGGCGTCGGCAGCCTTCTCGGTGGCCCTATCGGTGGAGTAATCGGTGCTTTCGTCGACGCCTTCGGAGCAGCAATCAGCGCGGTCATTGGAAAAATCAAGGACTTGGCAGACTACGCCCAGAATCTTCGTCGCCTATCGATTCAGACTGGTCTTTCTATTCAGCAACTGAGCAACATGGAAGGATTCGCCTCGGCCTTCGGGGTAAGCGTTCAGTCCCTCGCTGGATCGTTCACCGAGTTTACGCGCCGAATGGGTGAAGTCCGTATCAAGGGCGGCGAGCTGACCAACATCCTCGCCAAGATGGGCGTAGGCATGGACGAGGTGGCCAACGGTACCTTCAACCATCAGAAGGCGATGATGGCATTGGCCGATGCATACGCCGCCGGAACGGACGAAGCCACGCTGCTTTACTACGGCACGAAGATGTTCGGCGACTCGTTCAAGGAACTTCTTCCGATCATCAAGTCCGGCTCAAAGGCGGTAGAAGAGGCTGCGAAACCTTACATGAAGGTCCGAGATGAAGCAGCAGGTGCATTAGGAAGATTTGGTCAAGATTTGAGCAACTGGTATCAGACTGGTAAAAATATTCTCATTAATCTTTTCGGTTCTGTTGTAGAAGAAATCGAAAAACTTCAATCTGATGTTAAGAACCTTTTGTCCAAAGGTTTCTTCAATCCTTTTGAGTCCAAAGAAGACAAAGCCAAGCGCGTCATTGAAAACGCTCCCAAGCACATGACCAACAAGGAAATCGTCGATTTCGTCCTTGAGCGTTATTACGATGAAGATGAGCGTGATGAAGCCAGAAAGGAACTGGAAAAGCAGCTCAAGGGAAACGGCAAAATCCTGACCCCCTTTGGTATGTCCGAAGCCGGCGCGGCGTCCCAGATGCAGCAGATGGGTGGCGGCGACATCTTCGGAGCCGTGGCCTTCACCCCCCTTGAACGGATCGCCACGGCGACCGAAGAGACCGCTCGCAACACGACGCCTGGAGCCGCTCCGGCTCCCCGCACACCTGACGAACTTTCACGATAATGTCCTCCACCTCCCTCATCCCTTACGGCGATAGCCTAATCCCCCCGGTAGCCCAACCGGGCTGGCAGGTCGAGGCCGACGGCTTCGGCCTGCTCCAGGCCCAGATTAAGTTCAAGTGGGACAATAGTGAGATGAACAGTTTCACGAGCGTCTTCGCCAAGGGAACCACGCTCGGAAGCCTAGTGTCCAGCGCGCCGAGCAACTTCCAGCAGATGAAAATCTGGAAGGCGAACATGGTCTACGATAAGGGCAATGTGTTGACGGTGACCGCCGACTTCTGCGGCATCGACCCCGGTGCCAACAGCGGCCAATACAGCAATATGCAGATGGTGATGACTGGGGCGACGGCTTCCGAGCCTATCGAGCATCACCCGAACTTCCTCGTAAGGAATTGTATCTCCATCTCGCCTGGCAACGTGCTGGCCGGATTCCCGCCTGCGTCTGGCTGGGACAAGGAAATCGCCACCAACCCTAATCGCGCACTTTGGACGCCCAAGGTGGTCAGCGGCGGTGCCTTGCAAGGTCAGCAGTTCGTCGGCTTCCTGCCCAATCAAGACCCCGCAGAGTACGCCGCCGGAAACATCAACATCAAGGCCGGCATCAAGAACTACTACAAACCATCCATCACCCTGCGCGGACTGTGGTATCAGGCCGACGAGACGGCTGCCCTCGATCTGGCTTCATATGTTGGGTATTGCACGGATGGCACCAACATGGGTATGCCAGAGGCGTATCGAAAACTTGCCGTTGATGGAGGTTACTCTGGAAACTTCCTGTATACGGCTTTGTTCGATTCAAAAATCAACCGAACCTTCCTGATTACTTCCTGCTCCGTAGAGCAATTCGGCGGCATCTATAAGATTACGATGGACTTCACCTTGTCTGGTATCTCCGGCTGGGATCCAGATGTTTACCCTACGATGGGAGCATGAGGTCTCTAACTGGATTCAACAGCGGTTTGCTCGACGGGTCTTTCGCCGCAGGACAGCCCATCTCGGCCTCCGCGCTTAACAAACTGGCCAGCTCGGCGGACAAGTCCCGCTCGATGTTTTCAAACGACGTCCAGTTCATGTCGACTGGCGGAGGCATTGCCTACGGAATCCCGAATCAGGTCTACCAGCAGGACGGAAGCGGTCAGCCGGCCAACCTGTATCAGCAGTTTCAGTTGGAGGTCGTCAGCATCGAGGTCACGCCTGGCGTGTTCGTCAACAAACTGAAGCTCGCCAAAGGGACGGCTACTTTCACCCAGAGCAATATGCCCCGTGTGAAGCGCGGTGGCCATAGCGACCAGCGTCAGGGGTGGATCAGCAAGACCGCCGCCTTCGGTGCAGGCGTCACGTCGACGCAGGGAACGGACTCGTCCACCATTTGGATGGAGAACAACGGTTACTACAACATTACCTCGGCTGGCACCTACTACGTCACGATCAGCAAGTTCGATATCACGGACGAGAACGATGACACCGAATCCGTACTGCTCAACGCCCTAGCCCCTTGGGTTTCCATCTTCAAGGCCGGAGACCCCATCGAGTCGGCCATCTTCTCCGAGACCGGGCCGTCCGAATACGTCAACAAGACCAACATGGTGAAGATGGATGGCTATTCGGCTTCCGCTACTGGTGCCGAAGGCGACTGGGGCAACTGCCACACGACTTGGTTCAACCCGGTCAAGTGGGGCTACTCGGTCAAGCTCATCGGCATCGTCACGGCAGCGACTCAAGTCGGCAGCGAATCTCTGGTGCTTACCATCGACCAGCACATCCTTGGCCCTATCGACCTCCAGATTCCGTGCCTCTTCATCGGCACGACCCTGTGCAATCAGGACGACCTGAACGAAGCGAACGACCCCTACAACCTGAACAGGGACTCCGACCCGCGCTGGTCTTACATCGTCAATGCCGACACCCTGACTAGCCTGGAGACGATCACGGCTGCGAACGATGACTGGTATCAGGAGTTCGTCGGCCCAGCCGACTGGACTTCGATCAACTACATCGGACTTATCCCCGGAAGTTGTGCCGCGCAGGACGACGGCGAAGTGTGCATCCATCCGTTCTACACATATCCTCGCATCTTGAAGCCAGACCCGACTGACCCGACGACTTGGCTTTATCGTGCCAACGTATGTGGAGGCATGGTCAACAATCTTATCCCTTGGAACAGGGAAGGCCCGACCCAGCAGAAACTGCCGACTACCATCGACTTCCTGCCCTTGCTAGGAACGGTGAACATTTACATTCGATTGGGAACGGAAGCATACGCTTCAAGCAACCCGGTGTTCCCGGTCACCGACGACACGGACGAATACTATCCTGTCCTCGTTCAGTACCCTGCGAATACGCCGGAAGAAATTGAAGACCTCCCGGTGGACACAGACGAGTACTGCTATCTTCTCATGGCTGTTGCGCGGAATGTCGGCGACCCGGAGAACTTCATCATCGACCAGATGGTCAGCGGCTCGCTCTGGGTTGACCGCATCAAGACTGGGGCTTCCACCGCCCGTTACTACTGGGCTAGGGTCTGATGGGCTACATCATGGGAGACAACGAGACGTTCTGCACATGGGGAGCCATGCGTATTCCGTTCTACAATTCCCGGTGGTCGGACAACGAACCTCCGCCTAACTATTT